ATGAAAAGGGAAAACAAAATTCGGATACACCAGATTATGTTCATAGAGGAATTGCGAATCGTTCTTTCTCTCGTAAGTTTTCTCTGGCCGATGACATTATTGTCAAAGGTGCAGAGTTTGAAAATGGTCTTCTTAACATCACTTTGGAAAGAGTTGTTCCAGATGAAAAGAAACCAAGAATAATTCCAATCACAAATCCAAATGTGATTGAACACAAGAAGAAGTAATTTCTTGTCTCCCTTCCAGAGAACTATATACTCTGGAAGGGTTTTTTTATTTTAAATTATTAGGAGATTATTATGTTACCGTTATTATTATTTAATGTTATTTCTAGTCTTGTCATAGATAAGGCTCAGACCTTGGCGACTGAGCATGTGGAAAGTATGATAGAAGATTTACTTCCAAAAGATGCAAAAAAAGAATTAGACAAAGCTATAAAAGAAGACCCCTCGCACCAATTCACAAATGCTAAAGAGGCATTGATGGCTGCTGTTGAGGGTAAGTTACCTATCGTCAAAGCTGACGGAACACTCAAACCAATCGAAAAAACATTCACACTTACATTTGATCCCACTAATGGTTCAGTTGATATTAAACAAACTTAGGAGAATATAATGGCAACCAAGACACCATCTTATAACGGACACCTGACAAAAAACTTTGGGTATCAAGAAATGATAAAAAGTTCAACTGCTGATCGTTTGGGTATATCAAATGATGCATCAAGAGAACACGTTATCAATTTAACAAACCTCTGTAATTTTATCTTACAACCAGTAAGAGAAGAGTTCGGGGTTATTCGCATCAATAGCGGATATCGTTCTCCCGCATTAAATAAGGCAGTGGGCGGTTCGGCTACAAGTCAACATTGCAATGGTCAAGCAGCAGATTTTGAATCAACCCGAATTTCCAATCCAAATCTTGCAAAATGGATCGAAAAACATTTAGAATTTGACCAACTCATTTTAGAATTTTATGATGGGGTTGATCCAAATAGTGGATGGATTCATTGCTCGTATGTTCTTGATGGGAGTAATCGTAATAAAACAATGACAGCATTGAGAGTAAATGGAAAAACATCTTACAAGCCAGGTCTTCTATCATAAGGAGAGAGGAATGAAATATTTTTGGAAAACGTATTTGGAATTTTTATTATTCATAGGTCAATTTAATTCAAGAAAGAATTGGATTGACAATCACGTTATAATATGTTATAATAACTTAAATCAATGTTGCTATTTTTCAAATAATCTCAATGAAAAAACATAAATGAGTTTTTATACAAACGTTGTTACACTCGGAAATAATATACTATTTCGTGGTATTTCTTCTGACGGCAAAAGATTCAAAGACCGAATAGAATACCACCCTACCTTATTCATACCCACCAAAGAAGAAACAAAATTCCGAACTCTGGAAGGTGAACCAGTTGGAGAAATCCAGCCAGGAACTATGAAAGAGTGTCGTGAGTTCATTCGCAAATACAAAGATATCGACAACTTCAACATTTACGGTAATGATAAATGGGAATTCTCTTTTATCGCAGAACACTTTCCAGAAGAACATATCAACTATGACTTTGAGAAGATTCGTATTGCTTATCTTGATATTGAGACTGGCTCTGAGAATGGATTTCCTAACATCGAAACTGCTAACGAAGAAGTAACAGCAATCTCATTCAAGGTTGATAAGAAGTGTTTTGTTTTTGGTAGAGGCGAGTATATCAATGAAAGAAAAGATGTCTTCTATTTTCGATTCGATAGTGAACGAGCACTGCTCCAGAAGTTCTTTGAAGTATGGGATAAGGAATCTCCTGACATTATCACAGGGTGGAACATCGAAACATTTGACATACCCTATCTTGTCAATCGTGCTAAGAGATTATTTGATTCCAAGAAAGACCCATCCAAATTACTCTCGCCTTGGAGAAAGGTAAGAGAGTATATGATGTATGGATTGGGTGGCAAAGAAATCCAAACGTATTCGATTATGGGAGTGGAAACACTTGATTATCTTTCCACATATCGTAAATTCACTTCTGTCAATCAAGAGTCTTATCGTCTTGACCATATTGCTTTTGTTGAATTGGGTGAACGTAAATTGGATTATTCCGAGCAGGGTTCTCTCCATCTTCTTTACAAAAACGATTATCAAAAATTCATAGAATACAACATCAAAGATACCGAGTTGGTGGAACAACTTGAAGGTAAGATGAAATTACTTGAAATGGTAATCTCACTCGCTTATCTCAGTAAGGTAAATTATAGTAATACATTTGGTCAAGTAAGAATGTGGGATACTCTGATTTACAACAATCTTCTGAGGAAAAACATTGTAATTCCACCCAAAACACATTCTATCAAATCTGCTAACTTTGAGGGAGCATATGTAAAGGAACCACAAATTGGTGCTCATAATTGGGTTGTGAACTTTGACTTGAACTCACTTTATCCACACCTCATAATGGGTCAAAATATTTCACCAGAAACTTTGATTACTGATGAACTTCCACCCGAATTACAAAAAATCAAAGATGCACGGCCAGGTGTGAATGGATTGTTGGATGAATCGATAGATCTACAAGCACTGACAAAATACAAAGTAACCTATACTCCTAACAACGAATTTTACAAGACGGATAAACAAGGGTTTCTTCCTGAGATGATGCAAGAACTTTACAACAATCGTGTCAAATACAAATTGTTGATGATTGAAGCGAAGAAGAAGTTGGAGAAAGAGAAAGATAGAAAAGAAAAGAAAGAACTGTCTAATCTCATTTCCAAGTATCACAATATGCAGAATAACCTAAAGATTACTCTCAACTCTGCTTTTGGTGCTATGGGCAATCAACATTTCCGTTATTTTGACCAACGAATCGCAGAAGCCATTACTACTTCTGGGCAGTTAGCCATCAAGTGGGTTGAAAAAGAAATCAATCGTTATCTGAATGAGGTACTAAAACCAGAAGAAGAAAAAGATTATGTTGTAGCGGTAGATACTGATTCCGTTTATATCTGCATGGATGACCTCGTAAAACAAGTGTATGGGAATGACATAGAAGATAAGAATAAGGTGATTGATTTTCTCGACAAGGTTTGTGCTGACCAGATGGAAAAAATCATTGATAAGTCATATGATAATCTTAGTTCTTATATTAATTCGTTTGAGCAAAAGATGGTAATGAAACGTGAGAATCTTGCAGACAAAGCACTGTGGACTGCCAAGAAGAGATATATTTTAAATGTGTATGATTCGGAGGGTGTGAGATACGAAGAACCCAAACTTAAAATGATGGGAGTGGATGCAATAAGAAGTTCAACACCTACTGCTTGTAAAGAGAAAATGAAACATCTCTTTAAGATTATTATGAATGGAACCGAAGATGATGTCATAACATATATTGAGGATTTTCGTAAAGAGTTTATGACATTGGGAGCAGAAGAAATCTTCTTTCCTCGCTCGGTTCGTGGTCTTGAGAAATATCACGATGCAGCTCATCTTCACAAGAAAGGTGCTCCTGTTCATGTCAAAGCTGCGTTGCTTTACAACAAACTCTTGAAAGACCACAAATTAGTAAATGATTATCCTACAATCAAGGATGGTGAGAAGATAAAGTTTGCGTATCTCAAGAAACAGAATACTACTGGTGGAGAAGTGATTGGGATTTTGAATCAACTTCCCAAAGAATTTGAGTTACAAGAGTTTATTGATTACGACAAAATGTTTTCAAAATCGTTTGTTGAACCGATGCGGGTAATTTTAGATGCTGTAGGTTGGCAAACAGAACACGTCGCATCATTAGAATCATTTTTCGGTAATTAATGTTTTTCGGGATTCTCACATTGCTGACTGCATTAGCTATATCCTCAGTAGCTGCATATTACAGCATAATTGGTCTGATGGCGATTTTTTCGGGTGCGACAACATCAATTGCAGTTATGGGTGTTTGCCTAGAAATTGGCAAACTTATCTGTGCTTCATGGACGTTTACCAATTGGAAAACATCACCTTTCGTAATGAAGACCTATTTCATTGGTGCTGTAATAGTATTGATGTTCATAACTTCACTTGGTATATTCGGGTTTCTTTCAAAAGCACATATACAGCAATCGAGCAACACTATATTGATGGAATCGAAAATACAACGAATAGAATTGAAAATAACTCAACGACAAAAAGAAATCGGTAGA